TGATATTGAAGGCGTTGACCTGACCGCGCCTCCGGGCTTTGTGGGCGATCTGGCGCGGTGGATTGAGGCTCAGAGCCGCAGGCCGCGCAAACGCTTGGCCGCAGCTGGCGCGCTGGTGGCCATGGGGAATGTCGCTGGCCTGCGTTACACAGACGACCGCGATGGCGTGACAACCAACCTATTCGCGTTTTGCGTGGCAGGAAGCCGCACCGGCAAGGAGGCGATACAGCAGGGCGTGGCATCTATCCATCGCGCGGCGAACATGGCCGCGGCAACGCACGGCGCGCTCAAATCGGAGCAAGAGGTCATTCGCAACTTGACCCGGCATCAGGCGGCGCTTTATGTGGTGGATGAAATCGGCATCTTCCTGGCCAAGGTGAAGAATGCACAGCAGCGCGGCGGGGCGATCTATCTGGATGGCGTGATCGGGCAGATCATGGCCGCGTATTCCAAGGGCGACGGGTTCCTCCTGCTGACGGGTGACGCCAAAGAAGAAATGCGGGCCGCGCTCGACAAAGAGGCGGCGCAGGTCAACAAGCGCATTGACGCGGGCGAAGGCGGGCCGTGGGCGGATGCGCGGCTTGAACAGATCACACGGGCGATGGATAGTCTCGACAACGGTCTGGAAAAGCCGTTCCTGTCGCTGATCGGGTTTACGACGCCGGTAACGTTTGACGATCTGGTTGACTACCAAAGCGCGACGAACGGCTTCATTGGCCGGAGCCTGCTTTTCAACGAGAGGGAAACCGCGCCGCGATCCAAGCGCGGCTTCCGCAAGACCCCGATGCCGGATGAAATGGCAGCGACGATTGCGGCGCTTGCGGATGCAGGCGAGTTCGACAGCGCGGCCATCGGGCGGGTGGAATACTACGGCGATCGGCGGCGCATCCCGACTGACGACCGCGCGCTAGACATGCTGGATGCCGCAACGGATTGGCTGGAAGATCAGGCGGTGGCGCACAAGGGCCGCACGGGGTTGGAAAGCCTCTACCTGGGCGCGTATGAGCTTGTCAGCAAGGTTAGCCTGATACTGGCCGTGCCGGGCGGGCTGCGGACAGCGGAGCATGTCAGGTGGGCCTTTGCGCTGGTGCGGCGCGATCTTGACGAAAAAGCCCGGCTTGTAGTGGCGAATGACAGGGCAAAAGACGCTCCGAAGGTGGCGCTGCAGGCAAGGATTGCGAACATCATTGACGACGATGGCGAAACCATTGGCGTGATCTACAACCGCCTGCGCAGGTTCAAGCGGGCTGACATTGACGCGGCGCTTGACGACATGGCAAAACGTGGTGTAGCGTCCAAGGCCGAAACGGCAGGGCGGAATGGTGGCCGGGCAAGCGTTCGGTGGACCTATACAGGGTGAAGATAGTCGCAGATAGTCGCAATCTAGTAACCTAAGCCCTTGATTTTGCTTCGAGATAGCCAGATATACAGATAGACTAGACACTGAATTTCAGGAGGCCCTAAGGGCCTCTTTTTTTGTGTCTGGGACAATTTCAAAAATGTGTCTACTATCTTGACTATCTACTATCTGGGAGTGAATTCAAAGACTTAAGAGATATCTTGAGAATATCTTGAACTATATTGAGAATACCCCTTGTCATGCACCTTGAGGCATGCAACAGTCTAACCACGGCGCAAGCCAACACACACAAGGGGAACCCTCAAATGCACAACCGCAAAGCCATGAACGCTTACATCGCCCGCAAGGCTGAGATCGACGACCTTCTGGCGCGCCTAGCCGACGCCTCCGACGATCACTTCGGCGCTGACCCGGACGCCATCGACTGGGGCCACGTTGGCACACTCGACAGCATGGCCGCAGCACTCCGCGACATTGTGGAAAACAACAATGTCTGACAGGCTCGCAGAATACCGCGCCTTCATCGCGTCCAAACACGCCGCGCAGGCGGAAAAGGTCGCAATCCAAGGCGCGACCATCTCCCCGCTGGCAAAGGACCACCAGCGCACTGCCGTCGACTTCGCACTCGCAAAAGGCCGCGCGGCGCTGTTCCTCGACACCGGCCTTGGCAAGTCGTTCTGCCAGCTAGAGTTCGCGCGCATCGCCTCAGAGGATAGCGGCAAACCCGCGCTGATCCTTGCCCCGCTGGCCGTGGCAGCGCAGATGGTCCGAGAGGCGCACAAATTCGGCATCGAAGCCCGGCAGATCCGCGAACAATCCGAAGCCGGACCCGGCATCAACGTTTCCAATTACGAGCGCTTGCCCAAACTGGACCCGTCCGCCTATGGCGCGGTCTGTCTGGATGAAAGCTCCATTCTCAAAGCGTTCCAAGGCACCACGCGCAAGCGCCTGCAAGCGGCGTTTGAAAATACGCCCTACCGCTTGGCGCTGACCGCAACGCCCGCTCCAAACGATCACATGGAGCTAGGCCAACACGCAGAGTTCCTTGGCGTCATGAACGCCAATGAAATGCTGGCCCGATGGTTCATCTCGGACCAAACCAAGATGGGCGCATACCGCCTGAAAGGCCACGCAGTCGGGCCATTCTGGGAATGGGTGGCGTCATGGGCGCGCGCCGCTGTCCTGCCGTCCGACCTTGGCGGCGATGATACAGGTTACATCCTGCCAGAAGTGGACATGCGAACCCACGAGGTTAGCGTCGATCTGATGGAAGGCGCGGCGGATGGCATGCTATTCCGCATCCCTGACCAATCCGCAACCGCAATCCACAAAGAAAAGGAATTGACGCTGGAAGATCGCTGCAAGCGTGTCGCAGAATTGGCAGATCACAGCAAGCCGGTCACGATCTGGTGTGAGCGCAACGATGAAAGCCGTCGCATCGCTCAGCTAATCCCCGACGCGCGCGAAGTCCGGGGCGACATGACACCGGACCAAAAAGAGGCGCTATTGCTGGGGTTCGCAGATGGCGACTATCGGGTTATCGTGTCCAAGCCCAAGCTGGCAGGGTTCGGCGTCAACTGGCAACATTGCGCCCATGTCATCTTCGGGAGCATTACCCACAGCTACGAACAATTCTACCAGGCGCTTCGCCGGTCACATCGCTTTGGGCAGTCCGAACAGGTCCGGTGCGACGTGGTGTTTTCCCAAACCGAACGCGACATCTGGAACAACATCCGCCGCAAGGCAAAGGACCACGAAAGCATGAAGGAAAACATGCGGCGCGCCATGCGCGGGGCGCAATCCGAAAGCGACCTTCACCGCAAACATGGCGCGTTCAAGATCCGACTGCCTGAGTTCATCCAAGAGGAAACAGCACAATGACGACACAATACGAAGGCCGCAACTGGTCGCTGGTCAACGGCGACTGCGTCGAAGTCATGGCGCAGATGCCTGACAACAGCATTGACCACGCCTGCTTTTCATCGCCGTTCGGGTCGCTCTACATCTACTCCGACAGCGAGCGCGACATGGGCAACAGCCGTGGCGCAGATCAGTTCAACCGCCACCATCAATTCATGGCTGACGAATTGTTCCGCATCATGAAGCCGGGCACCGTCATCTGCGACCATGTGAAAGATACGGTGTTTTATCAGGGCGGCAGCGAAGATGGGCAGGGCGGCGTCTACCCGTTCAGTGATGACGCTCTAGCCGCATACCGCCGCGCGGGCTTTGTCCTGCGCGCCCGGGTGACAGTTTGGCGTGACCCCGTGCGAGAGCGCGACAAAACCAACCACGAACGCCTGCTTTACGGCAACATCGGCAAAAACAGCCGCGTCTGCGCAATGGGTATGCCTGAGTATATCTTGGTGATGCGCAAGGAATCCAAAGGCATCAAGGTGGGCGACCCGGTGCGCCATGCGGTTGATAAATGGGGCGAAGAACGCGCTCTTGAGCAGGCCGCAGATATTGCCGCAGAGGATGCGCAGCGCATGTTGAAGCGCGGTATGATTGACGGCGCGTCTCACGACCTGCTGGAATGGCTGGCGCTGCAATCCCGCTTCAGCTTGCCGCAGTGGCAGGAATGGGCATCGCCGGTCTGGATGGATACCAACCAAATGGACGTTGTGCATGGGCGGTTTTTCAACAACCGCTACAAGGCCAACGGCGACGAACGCCACATCTGCCCCATGCCGCTGGACCTGATAGAGCGTTGCCTTACGCTCTATTCCAGCCCCGGCGATGTGGTGTTCGACCCGTTCAGCGGCGTAGGCTCGACAGGATACACCGCAGCGCGGATGGGCCGCAAATTTTTCGGCAGCGAATTGAAGCCGGAATACGCAGCTCAGGCGGCGAAAATCATCCAGGAAGGCGCAAACGAGATCGGCAACCTGTTGGACATCGCAGAATGACAGCACCAAAACACATCGAATGGGAACCGATCGTGGCGGGGCTTTTGACCACCCCGCTCACAGTCGGAGATGCCGCAACCGCGCTGGCCACTGCGCACGGCATGCCAGCCCGCAAAGCACGATCCATCTGCATAGCGACCATGCTTCGGATGGCGGAGCGCGGCGACATATTCCGGCGGCGCAGGTATGGGGCAAACCGCGTTGAATACTGCGCTCAACCGTTCCCTGACCCGCCCGGCATCCGCGTGGCGCAGATCAAAAGCCAATGGTGCGACATGGGCAACACCAACTTCGTCTCACTGCCACGTGAGCCGTGGGAATGACACAAACACAGGAGGCCACACAGATGGCAAAGAAAGTCGATTGCTACGTTCTCAGGACGTTGCAAAACCGCTGCGCATTCGCAGTGCGCGGCGACAACGGCGAGGGCGTCTACATTCCCAGGACCGTCTACGATGCGCTGGCGCCTCAGGTGAGCGATTGCATCGAGGCCGTCATTGTGCCGAACAATCACGGGCGCGCCAATAACACGCCGTGGCAGATGGTGCGCGGATACATCATCGAGGAGGACGACGAATGACTAACATCAAGGCAATCTTTAACGCAGGCCGCGTGTCTCGCTGGCATATGCACCCGGACCTGTCCCTATCCGGCGATACGCTGGACGGGCACCAAGGCCGCGTGGCGCGCATCCTGCTGCGCTACTGGCCCGATACCCCGGCCAACGTGCTGGCCTACGCGCTTACCCATGACGATGGCGAGGCAGTCACAGGCGACTTGAGGAACAAGAGCACTGCGCAGCAGGACACCGAGAACGATGCGCGATCATCGCTCTGGCGTGGCGCAGCGCCGGACGCAGGCGAGTTTCAGCTGCGATGGTGGTTGCGGTTCAAATTCGCCGATCTGCTAGACGCCTATATGTGGATGATGCACAAAGCGCCGCACCTGCGCGGACACCCCGACTGGCAGGAACACTGGCACGACCTGCAATGCGAAGCCGACGATCTTGGCGTCACGATCAGCTTTGACTGACCGCCGCAGATCAACCAGCGCCGCCAAATACAGGCGGCTCTACAAGACTGCGCTCTGGAAGGCACTCAGGGCGCAGATACTCACGCGCGACCTATACACCTGCCAGCGGTGCGGGTGTAGGCTTACCCAAGGCCGCAGCAGGCCTACCGATGCCGTCGTCAACCATATCACGCCGCACAAAGGCAGCGTTGCCCTATTCAGTGACCCGGACAACCTAGAGGCCGTCTGCAAGCAGTGCCACGATAGCCGCATTCAAGGCGAAGATCGCGGCACAACCATAGGCGCGGATGGATGGGCGGTTGGATAATTGTTCTGCATTAGAGCATTTAACCGTTGCGTCAGAGGTTCAGTGTGCTAAATATAGGTCATCGAAACGCAGCAAGGAGCTAAGCAAATGGCAAACCCCACCAACAACCCGAACAACTATACCGCAGATGAGCTTGCCGCGCCCCAGCCGTGGGAGTTTGATGCGGAGCAGGTGGTCTACGAATTTATGACCGCAGGCGGCATAAACTCGCCGCAAGACGTGTCTGCGCTTCTGGGAGCTGACCCGACCGGCGCTGACTGTCTGGCCGAGATTCTGTCCGAGTGGGTTCTCTGGTGCGATCTTGACGACCTGAAGCGCGCGATGGCGCGATTCATTGCAGAACGCCCTGACATGGACGGCGAATAATGCCGCGCGTTCCTGCCAAGCTGATAAAAGACCTAAGCCCCGGCGATCATGTCCGGGGCTTTGTTCATGCCTGCGAGTGTTGCGGCGTTCTATTCATTGCCAGCGCCGATGCGCGTTTTTGCAGCAGCGCCTGCCGGATGAGGTTTAACCGTGACGGCGCGCAGCCACGATTTGGGCGCGCACGTGGACGTTAATTGACCCCGCACGGGCTGCGCTTGAACGGCGCGGCCCGTTGCGCTATATTTTCGCCATGCCAGCAAAATCGCACAATCCAACCGACGAAACCCGCGCCGCAGTCAGTGCGCTGGCGTCCTTTGGCTTTCCGCAAGAGGATATCGCCAAATACATCGGGATAAGCAAGCCAACGCTGGCAAAGCACTATGGCGAGGAATTGAAACTTTCCGCTATAAACTCCAGCCGAGAGGTGGGCGAGTTCCTGCATTTCATGGCCAGCGGGCGGGCGCTTCAAAAGGGGGCGACATACGGCGAGTGCAGCCGCGCCGCGATGTTCTGGGCCAAGACGCGCATGGGCTGGCGCGAAACGGAGCGCATTGACCACACGTCCAGCGACGGCAGCATGACAACGCGCGGCCTGACCGATGCCGTCGAGTCGGCGCTACGGGCCAAGCATGGCAAGCCTGACGCCTGACAGGATTGCGCACCTGCGCACGGATCTGCTCGCATACACCCAATACATGCATGAGGCACGACGCGGGGGCCATTTCCGGCGCGCGCCGCATCAGGACGCAATCGCCACAGCGCTAGAGCGCGTCGTGATCGGCGCGTCCACGAGGCTTATTATCAACGTGCCACCGCGATCCGGCAAGACGGAGATGGCGGTCAAGGCGTTCATGTCCTGGTGCATGGGTAACTGGCCGGATTCCGAGTTCATTCACGCCAGCTATTCCAAGCGCCTCGCCACGGCGAACACCTGGGAGGCCCGCGCATGGATGCAGCATGAGGCATGGGCGGCACTGTTTGGGCCTCCAGCACTGCAACACGACAGCAACGCCAAGGACGAGTTCCGCACTACGAACGGCGGGGTGGTCTACGCCACGGGCGCAGAGGGCACAATTACCGGCTACGGCGCGGGCAAGATGCGCGACACATTCGGCGGCGCGATCGTGATTGATGACCCGCATAAAGCTGGCGAGGGCAACAGCGCCACGATGCGGCGCAATGTCCTAGATTGGTTTTCCACCACGATGGAGAGCCGCAAGAACAGCCCTGACACGCCCATCATCCTCATCATGCAGCGGCTTCACGAGGAGGATCTGTCAGGATGGTTGCTTGATGGCGGCAATGGCGAAGCGTGGGACCATGTGTGTATCCCCGCCATTGACAATGCCGGGCAATCGTTCTGGCCGGAGCAATTCCCTCTGGATGATTTGCGGCGCATCGAATCCGCGAATAGCTACGTCTTCGCCGGGCAATACGGGCAGCGCCCGGCACCCGTGGGGGGCGGCATATTCAAGGACGCCTGGTGGCAGATGCAAGAAGAGCCTCCAGCATTGACGCACCGCATCATCTTTGCGGACACGGCGCAAAAGACTTCCTCCGCATCCGACTACAGCGTGTTCCAATGCTGGGGCTACACCGCAGATCGGCGGGCCGTCTT